CAGTTCAAATTTGATTGAGTTATGGAAGGTCGTTGAGGAGATAAAGTTGAGAGCATTGGATCTATGTGAGGACAATGCAGAGTTTGAGACATGCGTGATGGGTGACCCCGAACCAATCAAAGGAGAAGGATACGTTATGATCTCACGGTTCGGTTATTTCAAATTGGTTGACCGTCGTGAATTCTCATATAACAACTTCTCTAATCCTAATCGGAGGTTTGCCACAGCATGAACTATAATAAGTATAACTCCGAACTGAGTAAACTGATGAAACGTTATCAGTTCAGTTTGTATAGAAAACGTAAGCACCTTACATGGATCCATGAAACAGGGGTGAGAATACATACATCCGCATCACCCTCTGATGTGAATACCTTAAGGCAGGTTGAACGCAGTATTAAAAGACACCTCATCCGTTCGTGAATCAGACAGTGGGGGGCGTGTTGCCCCCCCTTATATAAAATTGCATAACTACCCTAACCTACAAAGTGTTACCCAAGGCAGCTATATTTCCCTCTCTATACAAAATTTTTTTTCGCTATATAAAAACAACTACAGGGATCCAAAAAATATGAAAAAAAATTTTGATGAAATTTTTAGCACCATAGAGATTGATACAGTAACTGGTAGATATCATATAACAATTCCCGAAGAAATTATAAATGAATATGGTTGGTATGAAGATCTTACATTAAAATGGAATATAGATAATGGAGATCTTATTATTACGGAAGCAGATGAGTAAAAAAACATATCACATATATCTGGGTGATAAATGTTTATTTAAATGTTTGGACGATAAAGAATTCAATATCATATGGGGAAAATTATATCATAGTTACATAGACAATTTAAGTTACGAAGAACTAGAGGATGTGGATAATACGGAAAATTATATGGAACATTCATATTGACAAGCAATATATAATATAGTATAATATTGATACTTAAGTATTAAAAAACATAGCGAATTCGATTATGGCTAAAGGATTTACGGTGAAAGCAAAATCACCGATAACGAAAAAAGAGGAACCTGAATGGGATTATGATAAAGCAAAAGAAATGGTTAAGGGAAAAGCCATTGTATTTTGTTTACCAGGTAGAGGAGTTTCTTATCAGTATCTAAAAAGTTTTGTACAACTTTGCTTTGACTTAGTTCAGTGTGGAGCAAGTATACAAATCTCACAAGACTATAGTTCTATGGTGAACTTTGCAAGATGTAAGTGTCTTGGTGCAAATGTTCTCAGAGGGCCAAACCAAGTTCCATGGGATGGTAAGTTAAAGTATGATTGGCAATTATGGATTGACTCTGATATTGTCTTTAACAGTGAGAAATTTTTCCAATTAGTCTTAATGGAACAAGACATTGCAGGAGGATGGTATGCTACCGAAGATGGTAAAACAACATCTGTTGCACATTGGTTAGAAGAGGATGATTTTCGTAACAACGGTGGTGTGATGAATCATGAAACTGTCGAAAGCATATCCAAGAGACGCAAACCATTCACAGTAGATTATACTGGTTTCGGATGGTTACTAATTAAAAACGGAGTTTTTGAGCACGAAGGAATGCCCTATCCATGGTTCGCACCCAAGATGCAAGTTTTTGAATCAGGTGAGGTGCAAGACATGTGCGGTGAGGACGTTTCTTTCTGTCTTGATGCAAAGGAAGCAGGTTTTGAAATCTGGTGTGATCCTCGTATACGAGTAGGACATGAAAAAACAAGAGTTATATAAAGTAACTATAAATGGAAAGGAAGTATTCACGGCATTAGGTCAAACTGAATACTTCCAGATTATGGAGGATTTGGCACTTGAATTCTATCAGACAGGTTCTCCTCATCCCGATACTATTAAAACTGAAATTTATTTAGAAGAAAATGGCTAAAGCAACTGGTGGTCTTAGTGGTGAGAATTTCATACAATCTCCACCGAAGAAGTCTCGTCAAGGAACGGGAAAACACACAAAATACTCGGCAACCTCTCGTAACTCGGCTCGTAAACGATACAAAGGTCAGGGTAAATAATTATAGGGCACCAATAGGTGCCTTTTTTTTATGGACAATACTCATATAAATAAAGAAAAACTCTGTTCATATGGCAATTAGTAGGGTATCAAGGGCATTTAAAGATATTAATTTATCTTTTGATCCACATCCCGTGTCAAAAGACTTGAAAATATTAAAAAATGAAGATGCAATTCGTAGATCTGTAAGAAACATAGTTCAAACAATTCCTACAGAAAGATTTTTTAATTCAATATTAGGTTCTGATGTCTATAAAAGTTTATTTGAATTCGTTGATTTTGGTACAGCATCCAATATCAGAGATCAAATCATAATTGCATTGAATAATTTTGAAGAAAGAATTGAAAATGTTGAAGTAGAAGTTGATCCTCAACCTGATAACAATACATTTAATGTAACCGTCATATATGATATTATTGGTCAAGAGTTTCCAACCCAAGAATATACCTTCCTCCTAGAGGCAACTAGATAACATGCCATTTACTAAATTTACAAACCTTGATTTTGATCAGATAAAAACATCTATTAAAGATTATCTCCGTGCAAATAGTAATTTTACTGATTTTGACTTTGAGGGATCTAACTTTTCAGTACTCATAGACACGTTAGCATATAATACCTACATTACAGCATTCAATTCCAATATGATTGTTAACGAATCCTTCTTGGAATCGGCAACATTACGTCAGAATGTAGTTTCACTAGCAAGAAATATTGGATACGTACCACGCTCTAAAACGGCAGCCACAGCAGACATATCATTTACGGTTATCTTCCCAGACTTTACGGGAGACATGATAAATCGGGTGCCTAATGCAACATTATCTGCAGGTTTAGTATGTGTAGGTGATTCTAATAATACATCTTTTGTATTTTCTACCTCAGAAAATTGGTCAGCACCAATAAAAATTGTAAATGGGGCTTATTCTGCCGAATTTTCAAATATTCAGATTAAACAAGGTACTTTATTAGTAAAAGAATTTACAAAAGAAGAATCTTTGGATCAAAAATTTATATTAGATAACCCTGCAATTGATACTTCTACGATAAAAGTGTATATTGATGATACAACTGATCAAGATGACGGTCTTGGTATTGAATATTTCTTGGTTGAGAATATAGTAAACGTAGATTCTTCATCAGAAATATATTTACTTCAAGAAATTCAAGATGAAAAGTATGAATTAATTTTTGGTGATGGAATAATTGGCAAAAAAATAGATAATGGAGCGAAAATAACAGTAAAATATATTACTACAGACGGAAAAGATGGAAATGGTGTAGGTAAAGATAACAGTTTTTCATTTGCTGGCAAAATATTACAACAAAATCCAGAAATTATTTCAAATCCACCATTACTTTCGTTTACTGCACCTTCTATTGTAACAAATATCAGATCTCAAAATGGTTCTGACATTGAAGATGTTGATTCTATCAAATATTTTGCCCCAAAAATATATTCTTCCCAATTTAGAGCAGTAACATCTAGAGATTATGAAACAATTATAAAGAAAATATACCCAGATACTGAATCTGTTGCCGTTATTGGTGGTGAAGAGCTTGATCCACCAGAATTTGGAACGGTATCTATTAGTATAAAACCAAAAAATGGAACTTTTGTTTCTGATTTCAATAAAAGTAGAATTTTATCTCAATTAAAACAATATTCTATATCAGGAATTAATCAAAAAATAATAGATTTAAAAGTATTGTATGTAGAAATTGATTCCTCAGTATATTATAATAGTACAAAAGTGTCATCTGAAAATTCCTTAAAATCATCTACTATAAACGCTTTAAATTCATATTCAAATTCTTTAGAAGTTAATAAATTTGGTGGTAGGTTTAAATATAGTAAGGTTCTACAGGTAATTGATAATTCAGATCAATCAATAACATCAAATATAACTAAAGTAAGAATTAGAAGAGATTTGAAGGTTGCATTTAATCAATTTGCACAATATGAATTATGTTATGGTAATCAATTTCATGTAAGTGCTGCAGAATATAATATAAAATCTAAAGGATTTTATATTTCTGGAGAATCTAAACCAGTTTATATTACTGATGTTCCTAATGAAGATTTAAAGACTGGCATTATTTCTTTGGTTCAAGTTTTGGATACTGGAGAAATTATTGTTATTGCAAAAGGTGCAGGTACAGTTGATTATATTAAAGGTGAAATTATGTTAGGAACTGTGAACATTACATCAACAGTAGATGGATCGGATGTTGTAGAGATACAGGCAATTCCAGAATCTAATGATGTTGTTGGTTTAAGAGATTTATATTTGAATTTTAGCATCTCAGAAAGTACAATAAATATGGTAAGAGATGTTATTAGCTCAGGTGATGAAATAACAGGAACTTCCTTTGTTAGAGATTTTTATTCATCAAGTTACCTTAACGGACAATTAATACGAGAGTAGTATGATAAGAACTGATTTTGAATCTAAAGTTAAGATTCAACAAATTATAGATAATCAACTTCCAAATTTTATTAGGGATGAAAGTCCTAAAACAGTAGATTTTCTAAAACAATATTATATTTCTCAAGAGTATCAGGGTGGACCAGTTGATATTACAGATAATCTAGATCAATATTTAAGCTTAGATAGTTTAATTCCTGAAGTTATTGTTGATAGTACTACTTTATCATATGATATTGATTCAACTGTAGGTGTAGTTACTGTTAGTTCTACAAAAGGATTTCCACAAGAGTATGGATTATTTAAAATTAATGATGAGGTAATTACATATACTAATATTTCATCTGATAATTTATCATTTGAAGGATGTAAACGTGGATTTAGTGGAATTACAAGTTATCATCAAGAATTAAATGATGAAGAATTAATATTTTCTAGTACAACATCATCACAACATTCTGCTGGTAGCTCAATACAAAATTTAAGTTCTTTATTTTTAAAAGAATTTTATAGAAAATTAAAATTTAATTTAGTTCCAGGATTAGAAGATATAGATTTTACTCCAACTTTAAATGTTGGCACCTTTTTAAAAGAATCTAGATCTTTTTATAGATCTAAAGGAACAAATGAGTCTTTTAGAATATTATTTAATGTACTTTATAATGAAACTCCTAAAATTATTAATCTAGAAGATTATCTAATTAAACCATCATCTGCACAATATGTTAGACGTGAAGTTGCTGTTGCAGAAGTTGTCAATGAAAGATCTCTCAATGAAGATCCCCCAAATCCCAAAAAATTAGTTGGTCAGACACTATTCAAAACTTCAGATTTAAATACTAATGCTGCTATTTCGGAGATAGAACCATTTAGCAGAATTGGAATTGCACTAACATCACTTCAACAATATTTTAAGATTTCTCTGTTTATTGGATTTGATGATAGTTCTTCCACTATTCAAGGTGATTTTAAAATCACACCATCAACAAGATCTCTTAATAATGTTTCTATAGGTTCATCAATTATAACTGTAGATTCAACTATAGGATTTGGGCAAACGGGTACCTTAATATCTGGTAATAATACTAAAATTGATTATACAAGTAAAAGTATTAATCAATTTTTTGGATGTAGTGGAATTGATTATGGAATTAATTCTACTGATAATGTACGTAATAATGATACCTACTTTGGATATGAGGATGGGGATATCACTAAAAAAGTAGAATTTAGATTAACTGGTGTTTTATCAGAATTTGAACAAGTATCTGATAATTTAACTGTAGATGAGGAGGAAATATTATTAGTTAAAAATCTTGGAGATTTAATTGAAAATCCTTCTAGTGGTAAAACGTATAAACAAACTTTTGCAAATTCTTGGATTTATAATACAAGTACAAGATATAAAATTAAAATAGAAGATTTTGAATTTGGTGTAGAGACTAATCAAATTAATTTAGTTGATAGTTATGATAGATCTAGTTTAAAACAAGGAGATACAGTAGAAATAGTTGAAAGATCTTCAAATATAGTTGTACATGGTGAAGATGGTTATGTAGTCATTATTGAGGATAATAATAGTGGTGCAGTAGATAAGCAAGTTGTTCTTAGTTCTAAGTTTAAACCTATACGATACAAAGAATATGATTTAAGAAGGAAAATTAATACCGCAATTAGTAATAAAGTTCCGTTAGAATATAATGATATTACATCAGATATACAAAACTTATATGTTGAAGATGAAGAAGCATTTTATGTAGCTTCAAATTCACTATTATCGGCAAAAGTTGATAAAAATGGTAATGAACTTGAATATCCATACTTAAATTCAATTGATATTGAAGTTGATAAAGTTTCTATACCATTATCTCATGAAGGATTTGGGTTAATTCAGGAAATTTCTGGTGAACCTAATAAATATGCAGCAATAAAATTTCAAAATAATGTTCCTTTCCAAGATGGAGATAAAGTTTCTTATAAAACTTCAGGAGATCCATATGATGGGTTAGAAAACAATGGAATATATTTTGTAGAGGTTGATTCTAGTGATAGAACAATAATTAAATTACATACAGCTCCAACATTTATTGGTAGTTCTGATTATATAAAACTAGAAGATGCAAATGCTGTACATGAATTTACATTGACTTCCCAAAATTTTGAAAAAATTGGGGCACAAAAATTACTTAAAAAATTTCCAGTAAATGTAGATATTTCTAAAGGAAAGCAAACAAAAACAGATACAGGAACAACTGGAATGTTGGTTAATGGTGTGGAAATCACCAATTATAAGTCAAATAATAGGATATATTATGGCCCAATAGGTTCAATAGAGGTATTGAATGGTGGTATTGATTATGATGTTGTAAATTTACCAAAAATTGAAGTTGCAGCTGGATTTGGAACAACTGCATTAATTCAACCTGTAATTCAAGGTAGTATTGAAAAAGTTTATGTTGATCAACAGGATTTTGATATCAATGAAGTTATATCAATCACTGTTACTGGTGGTAATGGAAATGCAGTTTTAGAACCAATAATCCAAACAAGATCTAGAGATGTTTCATTTAGTGGTTTATCTACTTTTAATTTTGGGGGAGTAAGTCAGGAATTCAATACCATTGGATTTCTATCTGATCATGTTTTTGAAATTGGTCAAGAAGTAATTTATAATTCTGGTGATAGTAAACCTATTTGTGTCGGCGTGGGAACATCGACATTGGTTAATAATGCAAGTTATTTTGTTGATGTTGTAAATGATAGAACTATTAAATTATATACCTCTTTTAATGATGCGATTTCTAAAACAAATACGTTAGCATTAAATAATTTTAATGCTGGAGGTGTTCATAAATTTTCAACACTTCCAACTGAAAAATATGTTTCTGGTATTAGTGTAATTGATGGTGGATTATTTACAAATAGAAAATTAATTGTTAAATCAACTGGAATATCAACTCAATATGATAAAGTTACATTTAACCATCATGGATTTAATGATGGTGATAAAATTGTATATTCTACGACTGGAACCAAGATAACTGGATTGAGCACATCAACTGGAATAACAACTACTACAAATCAATATCAAATTATAAAAATTGATGACAATTCATTCAAACTTTCTGATGCTGGTGTTGGTGGAACTATAACATCAAATTACATATCAAAAAATTACATATCTTTAGATTCAGTTGGTTCAGGTAATCACAATTTCTTTTATCCAGATATTGAAGCTTCTTTAGACTATGTTCCTCTTGGAATTGGAACTGATACTCAAATTAAAAAATCAGTTGAATTAACTCCTATTATTAGAGGTAATATTATCGATTCTTATCTTTATGAATCTGGAACTGGTTATGGATCTTCAATTGTAAATTTTGAAAAAACTCCTATTATTTCTATAAAAAATGGTAAAAATGCTGCATTAAGAACTACAATAGTAAATGGAAGAATAGTTTCTGTTTCTGTTTCATTTCATGGTAGTGAATATTTTTCTATTCCTGATTTAGATGTAATAGATTATTCTGGTTCAGGAACTGGTGCAGAATTAAGACCTATAATTTCTAATGGAAAACTTACAGATGTTAAAATTATTAATGCAGGAATTGGATATTCTTCTTCAGATACTTCAATAAATGTTGTTCCTGCAGGAAAAAATGCTGTTATATCAAATCAGATAAGATCATTAACTCTGGATAATAGAAGTAAATTTGGTGATAGTATATTATTAAATTCTAATGAAAATAATAATTTGCAATATAGTATTTGTGGGTATGGTCAAACATTAAGAAATTATTTTGGTGATAATATAAATCTTATTCATTCACCAATTATTGGATGGGCTTATGATGGAAATCCAATATATGGATCTTTTTCATATGCAAATCCAGGAATAGCATTAACTCCAACACGTATGCGTTCTGGATACACTTTAAACTCTTCTAAAGTTATTGATAGACCATTAGGTTTTAGTGATGGTTCTTTTATTGAAGATTATGAATTTACAAACACAGGTGATTTAGATAGAAACAACGGTAGGTTTACAAAAACATTTGATTTTCCTGATGGTGTATATGCTTATTTCGCAACTATAAAAAGTGATTTAGATCAAAACATACCAGAATTTCCTTATTTTATTGGAGATTCTTATAGATCAGTTCCAGTTCTTCAAAATATTGACCAATCATATAATTTTGAAGGATCCAATCTTATAAGAAATACTTTTCCGTATAAAATTTCTGAAAAAAATGCTGATAACGATTTTATAGTAGAAACTAACGAGATTTCAAAACAAAAAATTGTAATGCAATCAGTTACATCTGGAAGTGTTGATGAATTAGTAATTGTTTCTTCTGGTAATGAATATAAAGTTAATAATAGTTTGTCCTTTGACAATACTAATACTGAAGGAACTGGATTGGTATCAAAAGTTACCTCACTGAAAGGTAAAGACATTGTTGATATTAATACTACCACAACTACTTTTAATAATACAATAATTAATTGGGGAAATGCAAATAGTTTAAATTTTACAGTCTTACCATTCCATACTTTTGCTAATGGAGACATTATATCAATTTCTGGATTTGCATCTACATTATCTCAATTAAATGGTAATCACACTGTTGGTGTTACTTCTTTTAAAGCATCTGGAATTTCTACGATACTAGCATCATCAACTGTTGGATTTACTACTGAAATATATGTGTCTTCAATCCCAGAATCAGTCTCAGTGGGAAGTAGTATTGGAATTGGTACTGAAACTTTACAAATCTTAGATATCTATAAAAATGCAAATATATTAAGGGTACAAAGAGGAACTACAGGTTTTGCACACACAGTTCCTTTTACAATATCATTTTTACCAGATACTTTTACAATTAATAAATCTGTAGATTATTTTGAATCTAGAGTAAATGATATAGTTTATTTTAATCCAAAAGAATCTATAGGGTTTGGAACTTTATCTGGAATTTCATCATCCGTAACCTTTGATCTTGGTATATCAACGATTGTAAGAGATATTCCAACACAAAGAATTTACATAGAAAGTCATCCATTTGTTGACAATCAACAAATAACATTAGTGAATGGTGCTGCAAGTAATATTAAATATAATGATGATCCTTCCAACAGTAATAATGTTGACTTTAATTTACCATCAACATTGTTTGTTTCAAATACAAGTAAAAATACTATTGGAATAAAAACAGGAGTTGGTATTGGATACTCTAATGTATTTTTTGTCAGTGGTGGTGCTGATGTAGATACATACAAATTTACAAGTAATTATGAACAAATACTTGTAGATGTAGAAAAAAATATTGCAAAAGTTTCTGTTTCAACTTCACATAGTTTAGAGATAGGTGATGATATTAGTTTATCTGTTAAACCAAATTTATCTGTTGGGATAGGAACAAGTTCTTCAGTTAAAATTCAACTAGATGAAAATACAGGATATTCTTTAGTTAATCCTATAGGCTTTAATTCAACTGGAATTAACACAACAACAAATCAGATTAATATATCTTCTCATGGATTTATAACTGGTGATAAAATTTCATACACTACCACTAATACAGTTCCTGAAGGATTATCAATAAATGATTATTTTGTTTATAAGGTTGATAAAAATAATTTTAAATTATGTAACACACGTAATGATGCTATTTCTAGTCCACCTATTACAGTAAGTATTGCAAGCACTGGAGGAGAATCACAAACTATATTTTCAATCAATCCACAAATTAATGTAGTTGATAATAACAATTTAGTTTTTAATTTATCGCACTCATCTTTACAAGGTTATAACTTCAAACTTTATTATGATAAAGATTTCGATAATGAATTTGTTTCTACAGCATCTACAGATTTTAATATAGTAGAGGTTGGAATACCTGGTGTTAGTGCTGATGCATCGATTACAATTAATAATAACAATTTATTACCAGAAAAATTATATTATACGTTTGAAAAATCTGGATTTATTAGCACTGCTGATAAAGGTGTTCAATACTATTCTGAAATAAAATTTATAGAAAGCTCATATAATAATGATTATAATGTAATTGGCATGGGAGTTACTACTTTTGATATTTCATTAAAATTATTTCCTGAAAAAACATCATATACTCAATCTGAATGCGATTCTCTTACCTATTCTACAAGTTCATTAACAGCAAGTGGTGGAATTGATAAAGTTGGTATTGATTATGGTGGATCTGGTTATAAAAAACTACCTAATTTTGTTGGAACTTCTTCAACAGAAGGTAAAGGTGGTCAAATTATTGCCAAATCAAAATCTATTGGAAATGCAAATCAAATTAGAATTATCAATGAGGGATTTGAATACTCATCTGACAACACATTAAAACCTAATGCATTTATATCACCATTTATTACAATTAAGAATTCAAATACCATTGGTGTTGTTACTGTTAGTGAATCTGGAAGTGGATATTTATCACCTCCAAATATAAATCTTGTAGATTCAGTAACTAGAGAAAAAATCAATACAGGATTTTTAAATGCAAATTTAGTGGGAAATTCTATAAAAAATGTTGATATTATAACTAAACCTTTTGGGTTGTCTGATAATTCAATAGACATATTCACTACCAATAATAGTAATGGTGTTAGTATTAAAACTGTAACTTCCGATTCAACAGGAACAGGGATATTCACATGTTTTATAGAGACACCATCTTTAGGATTTACAACTCCACCATTTTTAGTGGGTGATCAAGTTTTTATTGAAGATATTGCAAAACAAAGTTCAGATGGCTCTGGATTTAATTCTGAAGATTATGGATTTGTATTTTTTAAAGTTCTTAATTATGATGATACTGGAATAAATTTTAAGGTTACTATTGATGCATCAGAATTTACAACAAATACTGGAATAGCTGTTACTAATCAAAATTCATTAGCGTCTATCGTAAATAAAAATAAATATCCAATTTTTACAACAATATTGGAATCATCCAAATTTATTATAGGTGAACAATTAATTGTAGATAATGAACAAAAAGATTTATTTATTACAAATAGTGAAAGTGATTTTATAAAAATAACTGGAGATTATAAATTATCTGTTAATGATATTATTACTGGAAAAGAATCTGGTGTAATAGCTACGATTGATAGTATCACTAATAATAATGGGAGATATATTGTAGATTATTCGGTTAAAAAAGACATAGGTTGGTCAGATAATATTGGAAGGTTGAATGATGACGCTCAAGTAACTCCAAATAATGATTATTATCAAAATCTATCATATTCAATAAAAAGTTCTCTTAGTTATGATGAATTAAGAATTGCTGTAAATAATTTACTCCATACAAGTGGACTTAAAAATTTTGCTGATACTGGAATTTCGTCAGCTACATCTGTTGGAATTGGAAGCACTGATTTTAGTATTGTTATAAAAGATTATATTGGTGATAGTAGAATAGATTCAATTTATAATTTTGATCTCGCAAATAGTTTAAATGAAAATAATATTTCTAAATTCATAGCATTGCAAAATAAAAAATTATCAAATTACACTCTTTCAAAAAGTAATGAAGTTTTTGTTATTGATAATATTAATAAACAATTTTCTAATTTAGTTGAAGATCCGATTGAATATTTAGATATTTTGACTGATAATACAATTAGTTACCAAAATTTATTAATTAAAATTAGTAATATAGAAAACACTATAGTTCAATTGTCTGATTTTGTATTATTATATAATAATGAGACTCAATATCTTTTAGAAAGAGGTCAACTTGTTTCTGGAATTACTACATCTTATGGTAATGAAGACTTAGTGGGATCTTTTGATTTAGTTAAGGATACAACCACAGGTGATCAATCTTTTAGATTTGTACCTACACTAAATTCATCCACTACTGATTATGATATAAAAGTTATATCTAATGAATTTTTAAGTGGTTCTGGTATTGGAACTTTTCCTGTAGGATTTATTAATTTGACTGGAACATCAGGTATTGGCACATTTAATAGTGATGGAACACCAGCTATCACTGGTATTATAACTGCAAAATCTGATCAATTTACTTCTTTCCATACAAGAAATGAATTGATCAATAAAACAAAGAATGAAGTGAATTTTGTTGAAGTTTATGCCACTCATGATGGAACCAATACATATGTTTCTGAATATTTTATTGACAATTCTGATTATGATGGATATTCATCTACGGGAATAGGTTCTTTTAAAGCAAATATTAGTGGAAGTGATTTTGTATTAAATTATCATAATGATACAACAGATCAAATAGATATTAAATCAAATGTAGTTGGATTTGGTACAACATCTGTTGGGACTGCAACTTATAGATTTAAATCAAATAATCAACCTGATGGAAGTGAAAGATCTGCAATTTATCAATCAAACTATTCAAAATCAATTGGTTTATCTACAGTATTTACGTTAGATAAAAATTTATTTAATTCTGTCAAATCAATAATTGAAGTTAGTATTGGATCTACAAAAGCATTACACCAAGTATTAACAGTACATGATCAAAATAATGTTTATGTAAATTCATTACCATTTTTATCCGTTAATGGAACAATACCAAATACATCGATAGACGAATATGATAATCTTCTTGGAATAGGTACTTTTGGAGTTAATTTTGCCTCCAATGATTTCTTATTAAAATTCTATCCAGATTCAGCATTCAATTCTGATAATATTCAAGTATCTGCATTAAATTTATGTGTTTATAATAAAGTAGATCTTGATAATAATCCAAATGATTTTATATATGGTAAAAGTAAAGAATCTATCAATAATTATTTTTATACTGCACCACGTGGATCTCGTGTTAATAAAACTAAGTTTACTTTAACTTCAAATGATATTCCATTATTTGCAAAAAGTTTTGATCCTGCTGATACAGATATTATTAGTATTAGTGGTAATACCTTTAATATTAAAAATCATTTCTTTAGAACAAATGAAGAGTTGATTTATACACCCAAATCTACTTTTGTTGGTGTGGGATCTACTCCAATGGAATATCAAGGTGTTACTGGTGGAATAGATCAATTACCAACAAATGTTTTTGCTATAAGAACTAATAAAGATTCATTCCAAATTTCAACCACTAGTGGTGGTAGTGCTGTTACTTTTGTTGGGGTTGGAACAGGAAATAAACATGAATTTGCAATGGCTAAAAGTAATACTAAAAATATTATTTCTATTGATAATATAATTCAATCACCTTTATCTTTTGCTTCAGTTACACATACTTTAAAAGATAATTTTGATGATAATAATTCTTTCCTTGGTATTAGTACTTCAAGAACAACATTTGCGTTGAGTGGAATATCATCTATCAGACTTAGAGATATTTTAAAAATTGATGATGAATATGTCAATGTTATTGGTGTGGGTATTGGTACTAGCACTGTTGGACCAATTACTCCAGGACTTGGTTCAACATCATTGGTTACCGTAGAACGTGGTTATGTTGGAACGTCTGCAACAAATCATACAAATAATACTAATGTTCAAATTTATAGAGGTTCATTTAATATTGTTGGTAATGAAATTAATTTTACAGATGCTCCTAGAGGAACTACAGTAGGATTAAAGAATGAGAATAACTTAGAGTTTGCCAGATCAGATTTTAATGGTAGAGTGTATTTTAGACAAAATTATACAACCAATCAAATATATGATGATGTTTCCGAACAATTCACTGGTATTGGTCAAACATTCAATTTAACTGTTGGTGGGGCGAGTACATCTGGTATAGGAGAAACTGGTGGTAATGGATTGGTATTAATAAACAATATTTTCCAACGCCCAACTGCTACAAATAATCCTAATAATAATTATCAAATGATAGATGATACTATTTCTGGTGTAAGTAGTATTTCATTTACTGGCATTAAAACTGATAGTGGTGAAGTTTTTATTAGTGATGTTGATGTAAATAGAAATCAATTGCCAAGAGGTGGTGTAATTGTTTCTCTTGCATCTACTCCAGGATTGGGATACGCACCTCTAGAGGGAGCAGAGGCTATTAGTGAAATTAATGCTAGTGGCAGTATTTCAAGAATTGTTTCTACAGCTACAACTGGGCCAAGTAATGCTATTACTACCGCAAGTTATGATAATTTAACGGGAGATATAATTATTACAACAAAAAATGATCACAATTTTGAATTGGGAATTGTAAATCAAGTTAAATTAGTTGGATTAGAATTTTCTTGCACACAAGAACATGCTGGAGTAACCACAACAATTTTCCCAGAGGGAATTGATCCTGTTACTGGTATTGGTACTACTGCATATACAATTCTTCAAACTATACCTGGCGACTTTGAACATAGGTTTGTAAGTGCGACTAACAACGCTGTTAATGGCTCATTAACCCCCACAGGGGCATTATATAAACCTACAAGCGGTTTATTAGAGTTATCATTTAGTTCTGCTCATAATTTGGATATTGGCAATGCTGTAACAATTGCCAACTATGGAATTACATTTACATGCGATGCTGATAATTATGCAACAACTCATCCATACCCAAGACCAACAGATCCTATCGCTGGTATAGCAGTAACTGTTCTTGATGTTCCAACTACTACAAGTTTTACTATTAATGTAGGTAAATCTCCTACTTATAGATTTAAAACTAATGTTGGTATATGTACTATTCCACATGATTATGTTGGTCAAGGAACAGTATTTCCATACTATGGTGATGTTAAAATTGGGTCTGGTTATCGTGAACCAGTTTCTGTTGCAGTAACTGATACAGCATTTACTCATAAATTTGTAGGAACTATTGGCACTAGTGTTTTTGTAAATTCATGGACTGGAGTAGCAAAAACAGCAACGGGAGCTGACTATGATTCTGTTACTGGTAATTTAATATTAACAATTCCTTCACACGGTCTTACAAACTCCAATACTGTTGGAATTAAAACAGAATCACTAATATTCTCATGTTCTAAGGATAATTATAAAACTGATCATTTATATCCAAGAGTGACAGATCCAGTATCGGGTATTCTTACTACAATCACTGCATATGATACAAATACATTTAGCGTAAATGTTGGTTCTGCGATAGGTAGGGGTGCTGTGGTTAGTTCTACGGTTGGTTTAGGTGGAACTTTAGCATTTAGTATTGATGAAGCAGGTACAAATTACAAAAACCCCCAATTAATAATTCCTGAAGCAGCATATAAAAATTTAGAAGTTGTAGGGGTATCTAGATTAGCTGATGGATCAACCACAAATACTGGAACTGGTCTATTACTTGATATTAATATAGGTGCAAGTTCTACAGTTGGGGTTGGATCCACACAATTCTCTGTTACTAATTGGAAAATTGCTCGCAATGGCTATGCATTTAGAGAAGGTGATGTATTTACTCCTGTTGGTTTAGTTACTGATGCTAATTTATCATCACCAATATCACAATTCGAATTGACAGTAGTAGAGGCTTACAATGATCCATTTTCAGCATGGCAGTTTGGTCAATTTGATTATATAGATTCAATTAAGGAACAGCAGGATGGTGTCAGAACAAGATTTGAAATCAAGTATGATGATGAATATTTGAATTTTGAACTTGCAAATGGTAGCGAATTTGATATAAATCTTGCAAATTCATTATTAATTGTAATTAATGGCATAATTCAAGAACCAGGTATTGCATATCAATTTGAAGGTGGAACATCTTTCGTATTTTCACAAGCACCTAAAGCAGAGGATGATGTTGCAATATTCTTCTATAGAGGTACTTCGGGAGAAGATACTGAATTGATTGATAATATTAAACCAACATTAAAAACTGGAGACGATCTTCAACTATTGAATATTAATACAAATGATGTCAATCAAGATAGTAGGACTATGCTTGGTATTGCTACACTTGGTTCTGGTAATGTAGAAACTGTTTTGTATGATGGTGTAGGTATTAATAATGACACCAAATCTGTAAAATGGACAAAACAAAAATCTGATAAGATTGTTAATGGTGAATTGGTCTATAAATCTAGACCAATGTTGGAACCACTAATATTCCCAACAGCAAAAATAATTGGAGATATTTCTTCTAGCACACTTACAAATATATTTGTTGATGATGCAGATCTATTTGATAATGAAAATGAGATAAGTAATAAACCTATTGGTGGAATTATTGTTGATAATAGTGTAACTCCTGTTGCTGCAGCATTAACAGCTATCGTTTCTACTGGTGGAACAATATCAAGTATTGTCATTGGTTCTGGTGGAACTGGATATACACCAGGAACTATTCTAGTATCTATTGGTATACCAACAACTGGAATAGGGGTTGGTGTTGGCACAACCGCTACAGCAACCGCTACAGTTTCTTCTAATGGAGAAATATCTAGTGTATTAGTAACTAATCCTGGATTGGGATATAATCAAAGTATTCCACCTAAAGTATTGCCACCTTATCCAACATTTAAATCAGAAAAAGTTTTAAATATCGATAGAATTAATGGATTTTCTGGTATTATCACAGGTATTGGAACTGTTACTGGTATAGGAGTTCCACTTGCTCTAAAATTTATTTTGAAAGATGGTGGAACATATTCTAATCTGGTTGTGGGATATCCAATTAGTATTCATGATACCACAATTGGTTCTGGTGTAACATCAATCTATGATTCAAATTCTAAAGTTGTTGGTGTAGGAATTACATTTGTAGATAATATTTACAATGTTAGTGCATGGGATCAAAATGTTGGAATAATTACTTGTAATATTCACTCTGATTCTCCTGTTGTTGGTTTAGGAACCACTGGAATCACTCCAGTTGGTAAAGTTTCTTGGGGAAGATTGTTTAGCACAGGATCCATTACAAGAGGATCAGATCCTATATCAATTGGAGTTACAGGGTTTACAATTACTTCTGGTTTAACTACATTCCCAACCATACAAAGAAGAGTTCAGGGTTTGAGAGATACAGGAGCTATAGAACCATCTTAACTAATGTTATAAATATCTAAAAAAGTATTAATATGTCTGCCGTTGTAACAGATCAATTTAGAATATCAAACGCTGCTAATTTTGTAGATTCTGTACTAGATACTAATAATTCTTATTACGTTTTTTTAGGTCTTTCTAATCCTAGCACTCCAAATCCTGGATTTGGAAGGAATTCATCATGGCCAGAAAATCCAAAAGATAATTTTCAATATCTATCACATTATAAAGATACATCTTTATTTGGTAAAAAAATTAATGGTAAAAATATTAGAAGAGTGTTGCCAAAAGTAACATGGACCACTAATACTCGATATGATATGTATAGGCATGATTATAGTGCAGTAAATTTAACACCAAATTCATCAACTGCTAGATTATACGATTCCCAATACTTTGTTATTAATAGTGATTTTAATGTTTATATTTGTTTGGATAATGGATCTTCAGGGTCTTTCCCTAAAGGTGGCACATCTAAGGATGAACCTACCTTTACAGATTTAGAGCCAAGTGCTGCTGGTAATAGTGGTGATGGATATATTTGGAAATATCTTTTTTCAATATCTCCTAGTGATGTTATAAAATTTGATTCTACTGAATATATTGTTGTACCTAATGATTGGGAAACTTCTACAAACACACAAATTCAAAATGTAAGAGAAGCTGGTGATTCTACCATTAATTTTAATCAAATTAAAAAAGTTTATATTGAAAATGGTGGTATTGGATATAATAACGGTAATGATGGTTCACCAATTGTTAGTATACTTGGAGATGGAAGTGGTGCAAAGGTGTCTCTCAAAATTGTTGATGGGGTAATAACAGATGCTACTGTTACTGCTGGTGGTAGTGGATATAGTTATGGAATGGTTGATTTATCAACTCTTCAACCTAATGATCTTAATTCAAATTCAAGTAAAGCTGCAAATTTGATACCAATTATTCCGCCATCTAGAGGACATGGATATGACATTTATAAAGAATTAGGTGCTGATAGAGTTTTAATTTATGCTAGATTTGATGATTCAACAAAAGATTTTCCAATTGATACAAAATTTTCACAAGTTGGGATTATAAAAAATCCAACATCATTTACTTCTCAAGATGTCATTTTTACAGGTAGTCAATATTGTTCTTTATTTTCAATAAAAGTTAATACTACTTTATCAAATGTTAGTATTGGAAGTAGTATATCACAAGTACAAATTAATGGAACTGCAAAAGGATATGTAGCTTCATATGATAGTGAAACAAATGTTGTAAAATATTATCAAGATAGATCTTTATATTTTAATCCAAATACTACAGATCATACTGATTATGTTGGTCTAAGCACTACTGCATCTATTTTGGCAATTGAGTCCAAAAAAAGTGATGGATCAGAAGCTAATAGTATTGTATTTACAAATAATACCGCTTCTGTTGATTCCTCTTTTAATGGTAGTACATTGACTGTTGGATCTAAAGAGATTGATTTGGGAATAAATTTCACTGAAGGTCTTGCAAATCCAGAGATAAATAGAAATACTGGTGACATAATTTACATCGATAATCGAAAATTAGTGGCACGAGACACTAAACAAAAAGAAGACGTTAAAATCATTCTGGAATTTTAAAGAAACATGGCACAGAAAAAGGATTTAAATATAAGCCCATATTATGATGATTTTAATTCATCTAAGAATTTTTATAAAGTTCTTTTTAAACCAGGGTTTCCAGTTCAAGCTAGAGAATTAACTACTTTACAATCAATATTACAAAACCAAATAGAAAATTTTGGTAGTCATATTTTTAAAGAAGGATCTGTAGTTATTCCAGGTGATCCTAGTTGGGATTCTAATTTTAATGCAGTAAAATTAGAAGCTTCTCAATTTGGTGTTGATATATCTTTATACATAGATCAACTCCTTAATAAAACTATAGAAGGTGAAACTTCTGGTATAACTGCTACCGTAAAATTTATTGCATTACCTGATGGTAATAATGTAGAGGATTTAACAATATATGTAAAATATACTAGTGCTAGTAAAAATGATTTTATTACTGATACTTTTATAGATGGTGAATCATTAATAATAAAGAAAAATATTGTATATGGAAATACTACAATAACTGCAGGATCTCCTGTAGTAACTTTAATATCTTTAGATGCTACAAAAATAGGTTCTGCTGCTCATGTAGATAATGGTGTTTATTTTGTTAGAGGAAATTTTGTAACTGTAAATAAGCAAACTATAATATTAGATCATTACACTAATACTCCATCATATAGGATTGGTTTAAAAATAAATGAGTCTATTGTTGGTTCAAAAGATGATAGTTCATTGTATGATAATGCTAAGGGATTTTCAAATTATGCTGCACCTGGTGCTGATAGATTAAAGATTGAATTAATACTTACTAAAAAATCATTAGATGATACTAATGATACTGATTTTATTGAAATATTAAAAACTGTTAATGGTGAAAAAAGAATTATTCATGTTAATAGTCAGTATAATTTAATTAGAGATTATCTAGCAGATAGAACAGTAGCTGAATCTGGAAGTTATGCAATAGATGAATTTGATATAGATGTTAACAATTCTTTAAATGATAGATTGGGTAGTAATGGTATATTTTACAGCAATCAAAAAACACAAAATGGAAATGATCCCTCAGATGATATAATGTGTGTAAGAGTTTCTAGTGGTGAAGCTTATGTTAATGGTTATGATGTTCAAAATGATCCCGATGCTAGTATTATAGATGTTAATAAACCAAGAGATACTGAAAAGGTAGAATTGGCAAGTATTGATTATAAAATGGGTAGTGTTCTGAAAGTCAATACTGTTAGTGGGCAACCACAAATGAGAAATACTATAGAACTATATGATACATTAGGTTCTGTTGGGAATCATATTGGAGATGCAAGATTATATTCTATAAATTCATCAGATTCTATTTATAGTGGAGATATTACAAAATGGGAGTTGCATTTATATGATATACAGACTTACACAACTTTAACTTTGACTCAAGGAGCAACTTCTTTAGAAGTACCTATTACAAGTTATATAAAAGGAGTAAATAGTGGTGCTTCTGGATATGTTGCATCTCATACTGGAGTTGTTTTTAATTTGAGACAAACATCTGGAACTTTTATAAAAGGAGAAGAAATTACTATAAATGGTAAGAGTTTTTTGGGTAAAAGATCTATTGTTAATATTAGAGTTTGTGGTGCTAGAGATATTAAATCAGTAAAACAACTTGCTTCTGCTTCAGCAGATCATGTACGAGATTTTAAAGCAAACGCTTTCTTAGAATCATTTCCATTACCAAATGGTGTAATTGGGGGAACAATTAGTGGTGGTAATGCACTAGTAAGTCCAGGAAATGTATTTACTGGTATATCAACTGGTTCTATTATTCGATATCAAGTTACAACTGGGGATGAAAGATTTAATAAAGTAACTTCTCTTAGTCCTGATGGTAAAACATTAAATATTGAAGATGCAACAAGTGGTTCTAGTGTTGTTGGTGTTTTTGATAAGAGTATTACAAATGGAACCTATTCGGATATCCGAATAGGAGCTCCTTCAATATTAGAAGGAGGAAAACTATATGTGGAATTACCTGATGCTAATATATCATCAGTTGATTTTGTATCTTCAACTCTATCAGTAACTTCTCAAGTCGTTGGTAAGGATGTTAGTAGCAACTCTATTATTATTAATACTAGTGATATTAAAGATGGTGGTGGAACTGGAATATCATCAGCATTTTATGAACCTTTTACATCAGGAAGATATTCTGTATTTTATGGTGGGTCAGGTGCTGGAATAGGTACTGTGACTAATGATACCTTTGTTAAATCTAGTGATGGTACTACGGTTACTTTAAATGGATTAGAAAATTCAAATGATGATTCAATTATTAATGTAACATCTTCAAAACAAGGTATTCAAAGTAAAGTTAAAAATTATGAAAGAAGTCAAATACTTAATGTAACTAGATCCCAAAGTCCTGAATCTGGAACTACTGTAGGATTTTCTCTTGAGGATGGATTAACTTATAATAACCAAGCTTATGGATTAAGAGTTCAAGATGAACATATTTCTTTAAATGTTCCAGATGTAGTTAAAGTTTTAGCAGTTTATGAATCTAAAACTATTGCTGATCCAACTTTTGATACTCTTTCATTCCCATCAAGTGCTAATGTTTCTGTTAATGGTATTTTGGGGGAAAATATTATAGGTCAAACTTCTAATGCTATTGCAAGAGTAGTTACTAATAATAATACGTCACCTTCATCTGGTGGTATTAATAAATTGGGATTTGTATATTTAAATGATAGGAAATTTGATACTTCTGAAATTGTTTTATTTGAAGAATCGAATATTACAACTAGTATTGAAAATATTGAAAATGGTACTTATGAAGATATTTCAAAATTCTATGTTTTAGATAAAGGTCAAAGAGATGAATATTATGATTATTCTAGAATTGTTAGAAAATCTAATACATCTATACCTACTAGAAGATTAATGATTGTCTTTGATAAATACACAATTCCTACTGATGACAGTGGAGATGTATTTACTGTATTAAGTTATGATAAATCTAGATATACAAATGATATACCAAAAATTGGATCTAAGCAAGTAAGAGCTACGGATACTTTTGATTTTAGACCTAGAGTTTCTGATTTTGGTAGCACTATAGATAAATCACCTTTTGATTTTACTTCAAGAACGACTGGATTTAACCAAAAACCAAATTATCTATTATCTCCAGATGAAAGTTCTATATTTGGATATGAATATTATCTAGGAAGAATTGATAAGGTATATTTAAGTCAATATGGGATAGTTTCAATAGAAAAAGGTCAATCTTCTAGGACACCAGCACCACCAGCAATTAATAATAATTTGATGGAATTGGGTATCATTAAGTTACCACCATATCTTTATAATCCTAAAGATGCTGAAATTACTTTAGTTGATAATAGAAGATATACCATGAGAGATATTGGAATACTTGAAGACAGAATTGAGGAATTAGAAACGGTTACAACATTATCTTTACTTGAAATAGGAACTGAATCATTAACTATTCAAGATGCTAATGGTAGAGATAGATTTAAAAGTGGTTTTTTTGTTGATAATTTTAAAAATACCAATTTTATTGATTTAAATATATCATCTATGGAAGTTGATGGTGAAAAAAATGAAATTAGACCCATTATTTCTAAAAATAGTTTAACAAATCAACTTTTACCATCTTCAAGTATTACTGATGAAAAATTAGATTTATCTATTGATTATGAGTTATTGGATGCTAATATACAAAAAACAGGAAATTCTGTAACTTTAAAATATGATGAAACAGATTGGATTGAACAATCATATGCAACTAGAGTTGAAAATGTTAATCCATTTCATGTAACAGCATTCGTTGGAACTATTATATTAAAACCAAATGTTGATATTTACACAAGAACTATCAGATTAGATGCAATAACCACTGAGTTGGTTGAAACGGAAACTATTACTGAAAGAGTTGATGAAGATGATGGACTACGTTTTGTAAGAACAGAAACAAGATTAGATGTTATCAAAAATACTAACACTAGTGACGTAATTGTTGATAGTGGTGATGATAAATTTATGAGATCTAGAAATGTAAGATTTGATGCTATCAACTTAAAACCTTATGCAAGACATTATCAATTTTTAAATGGAAACTCTGATGTAGATTTTATTCCTAAATTGATAGAAATATCAGGTGATATTTCATTATCAAATTATGGTTCAGATTCCACTTTAAATCCATTTGAAGTAGGTGAAACTGTAATAGGATATAGTGGTGGTGCAAATCCTAAAGAATTAATTAGTTTTAGAGTTGCAAAATCAAATCATAAATTTGGTCGATTTGATGATCCAAAATTAGTATATGGTCAAAATCCATATGTTCCTAATGAACTCTTACAAGATACATATACAACTTCTTCTAAGGTATTGAATGTTGATACTTTTTCATTGGCATCTGAAGCTCAAGGTTTATATAGTGGATACCTTGAAATAGGGATGAAATTAATTGGACAAAATAGTAAAGCAGCTGCCTTTGTTAAAGATTTGAGATTAATTTCCGATCAAAGTGGTGGTTTAACTGGATGCTTCTTTTTAAGAGATCCAAATACAGATCCACAACCAAGTGTTGTAATAGATTCGGGTAAAGCAATATATAGACTTACAACAAGTAAAATTAATGCTACACCATTAAGAGGTAGTAAATTAATTTCTTCTGGACAAAGTTTATATGAATCTAGAGGTACATTTACTACAAGACAAGTTCAAACAGCAAATACTACTTTAAATAGAACTACTATTATTAGTTTTTATGATGATCCTCTTGCACAATCATTTACTGTTGGTGGTGTTGTGGAAGCTCCATCACCTGAAATTGGATTAAATGATGATGATCACGGTGTATTTGTAACTTCAGCCGACATATTTTTTGCAAATAAAGATAGTGAAAATAATCCAGTAACTGCTGAAATTCGTACTGTTGAATTAGGAACTCCTACTAGAGTTCGTGTTGGAAATCCAGTAACATTAAGACCTGATGATGTTTTAACTTCTACTACAGGAGATACTCCCACTAATTTTAAATTCCCAGAACCAATTTATTTATCACCTGGAAAAGAATATGCATTAGTTCTTCTTGCCCCTTCAAGTGTTGAATATGAAGTTTGGATTGGAAGAATGGGAGAAACAACTCAAGAAACACAAAATCTTCCTGATGTTCAGAAAGTTGTATATAGTCAACAATGGTCTTTGGGTAGTTTGTTTAAATCTCAAAATGGATCTATTTGGACTCCTGATCAATTAGAAGATTTAAAATTTAAATTATATAAAGCAAAATTTTCAACCACTCCTGGAAGTGCATTTTTTGCAAATCCATCACTAGACAATAGTAATGGATATATTACCAAAATCGGTAGTAATCCTATTAATACAATTCCTAGAAAAGGTTATATTGGCATTGACACTGTTCGTGATAGTGTTGGTATCAGTTCATACTCTAGAGGAAGAAAAATTGCAAATTCTTTAAATACTACGATAAATGGAATTGTTGTTGGTACAGGTTCTAGTGTTGCTACTCTTGGAATTGCCACAGGTGGTGTTAATTACAGATCAAAAAATAATGTAAGTACATATAATATTATTGGGCAGGGTAGAGATCTAAAAGTAGATATTACTGCAAATAGTGATGGAATAATTACTACTATTGAACCAAATACATCTCATGTTGGAAGTGGATACACTACAGGTGATGTGGTTGGTATTGTAACTGCAGAAGCTCAAGATAAGCAGGGTAGAGATGCTTTAATTTTTATTGATGCAATTACAGGTGTTGATACATTATACCTTTCAAATATGAATGGATCAACCTTTACTAAAGGAACTAATATTTCCTACTTCAAAGATGGTGATATATCAGCAACTCAAACATCTATAGAATTATTAACAAATTTTGTTTCAGACGGTGGTTCTGCTACAGGACAGTTCTTTAAAGTAAATCAATTTGATCATGGAATGCATGGAACTAATAATAAATTAATTTTGAGTAATATTAAGAGTAATTTACCAAAAACTTCTATCAATAATCCCTTAGCAGCAAATGAAACAGGAACAATTAGTGTTGCTTCAACCATTGTTCCAGATCTTAGTATTTTTGAAGGTCTTCCTGTAAGTAATAATAATCCAGGATATGTAAAAATTGGCCAAGAAATTATTGGTTATACTTCAGTTGGAATTGGGGTTCTTAGCGGAACTATTACAAGAAGTGTTCAGGCTACAGATAATGAACTTCATATAGGTAAAACAATTGTAGAAAAATACGAATTGAACGGAGTATCTCTTAGGAGAATAAACAGAACTCATAATATATCAGCAAATGATATTGAATTGGATAGTTATAATGTTGAATTGGATATTACAGATACAAATTATGGTACTAATAGAAGTGCTGATGATGTAGCTCCGTTAGATCTTACTCTTACTTTTGATAGTGAGGGATTCTTTGGTGAATCTGAAGGAACAGCAACTAGAAATATACAATATGAGGCATTAATTCCTAAGTATGATTTATTTGCACCATCAGATGTTACTAGTACAACAGCAACAATAAGAACCGTAAGTGGAACTAGTATTGATGGTAATGAAGTATCATTTATAGATCAGGGATTTGAACCAATACAATTAAATCAATTAAATCGATTAAATAGTCCTAGAATTATATGCTCTAAAGTTAATGAAAATGAATATCTAAGTAATATTGAAAGAAATAAATCTCTTACAACAGGGATAAGATTTGAAACAACCAATGAAAATGTATCTCCCATAATAAATCTTGAAAATTCTACCACTGAATTTAGAACTAATAGAATGAATAATCCAATATCAGATTATGCTAGTGATGGTAGAGTAAATTCTAGATTTTTTGATCCACATAGTGCAATTTATGTATCTAATTTGGTTTCTTTAAATAAACCTGCGGATGGATTAAAAGTTATTCTTTCTGCGTATAGAAGTGGTTCTTCAGATTTTAGAGTTCTTTATTCTTTAAGAAGACCAGATTCTGTTGGAGTATCACAAGAATTTGAATTATTCCCTGGTTATGATAATCTAGATGATACAACTGGAGATGGTTTTGGTGATAAAGTGATAAATGCTGCCAATAATAATGGTAGATCAGATGCTTTTGTTACCGCAAGTTTGGATAATCAGTTTTTAGAATATGAATTTACTGCAGATAATTTGGGAGAATTTACTGCATATCAAATTAAAATTGTTATGTCTGGAACTAATCAAGCTTATCCAGTAAGAATTAAAGAACTTCGTACTATTGCACTTAAATGATAAAAGTTGAAGGATACCCACATTTATATAGAGATGAAAAATCTGGTGCTATTATAAATTCTAATAATTTAGAATATAATCAAAGATTGAAAACATTATCATCTATTCATAATGATAAAAATGAATTAAAACAAATGAGAGAAGATATTGATGAATTAAAAATTCTTCTTAGAAAATTACTAGATAATAGTGCTGGTTGAAATACAATATAAATAAGAAGTAGGGATATTATATCAAAATAGATGGCCGTATATGTTAGTAATCTTGTAATTAATACGGGAACTAGTTTTTCACAAACATTCAATTTAGAAGCAACAGAAACTAATTCTGCATATGATTTGACTGGTGCTACCCCAGCTGCTCAAATTAGAAAACATGCCAGTAGTTCATCAAAGACTGATTTGACTGCTGCTATTAATGGTGCCCCAACTAATGGGGGAATAGATATATCATTAACATCTGCTCAAACTTCTACACTAAAAGCTGGTAGATATGTTTATGATATAGTTATTACAGTAGGAGAGACTAAAACAACAGTTGTTGAAGGTAGTGTTTTGGTTAGAGCAGGGGTAACTAGATAATGGCTGATATTAAAGTTAGAGTTGGGCAACAAAATGCAATAAAAATTATTTCTGCTCAAGCTGGTCTTGGGACTGATTTAACTGTTAATAATGCAAAAAATGTTATCGGTGGAATTGCTTCAGTTACTAGTCTAAATGTATCTGGTATAGCTACTATTACTGGAACACTTACTGCGGGATTAATAGATGGAGGATTATTCTAATGGCAAAACCAACAACTAGACAAGAATTGATAGATTACTGTTTAAGGCAGCTAGGTGCTCCTGTATTGGAAGTTAATGTTGATGATGATCAAATAGATGATGCAGTGGATGACGCTCTACAACTCTTCAATGAACGTCATTTTGACGGTGTTGAAAGGATGTTTTTAAAGTATAAAGTATCTCAAGATGATATAGATAGGGGAAAAGCATCTGGAACAACAGGAGTTGGTATTGTAACTACAACAGCAAGTTCTACTAATGTAAGTGGAATGGGAACTATTACATCAAGTTTTTATGAAAATTCTAATTTTATTCAAGTTCCCGATTCTGTAATAGGTATAGAAAAAATATTTAAATTTGATACCAGTTCAATTTCTGGTGGTATGTTTAGTATTAAGTATCAATTATTTTTAAATGATCTATACTATTTTAATTCAGTTGAACTTCTTCAATATGCAATGGTAAAAAGTTATTTGGAGGATATTGATTTTTTATTAACTACTGATAAACAAATACGTTTTAATAAAAGACAAGATAGATTATATTTAGATATTGATTGGTCGTCACAAAGTGTAGATACTTATTTTGTCATTGATTGTCACAGGGCATTAGATCCTACTCAATTTAGTGGTGTGTATAATGATAGTTTTCTTAAAAGATATTTAACACAATTAATTAAACGTCAATGGGGGCAAAATTTAATTAAATTTAGAGGTGTTAAACTTCCTGGTGGTATTGAATTGAACGGAAGAGAGATTTACGAAGATGCAGAAAGAGAACTTGAAAGTCTTAGAGAAAAAATGTCTTCTCAATATGAATTACCACCTTTAGATATGATAGGATAATATTATGGCTCTTAATTCTTATTTTCTACAAGGGTCTCAAAGTGAACAAAGACTGGTTCAAGATTTAATTAATGAACAGTTGAAAATTTTTGGTGTCGAAGTAACTTATTTACCAAGAAAGATAGTTAAAAAAGACACAATTTTTAGAGAACTTGAATCATCAACTTTTAATGACAATTTTGCCATAGAAGCATATGTGAATACCTATGAGGGTTATACAGGTGCTGGTGATATAATGACTAAGTTTGGAATGAGTTTGAAAGATGAATTAGTAGTAACCATATCAAAAGAAAGGTTTGAAGATTTTATTGCACCTTTTTTAGGAGCACTGCCTTCCAGTGAAATAGAGGTTTCCTCCAGACCCCGTGAAGGAGATTTAATATATTTTCCATTAGGTAAAAGAATTTTTGAAGTTAAATTTGTAGAACATGAAAAACCTTTTTATCAATTAGGTAAGAATTATGTTTATCAATTACAGTGTGAACTCTTTGAACTTGAAGATGAGATGGGTGGTTGGGATCAACTTAGTACTACAAGTAATGAGATTGATGATGTATTGGTAGATCAAGGTTATATAACATCATTACAGTTAATTTCCATAGGATCTACAGCAACTCTTGGCGTAACTACAACATCAGGATATGTTAGAAATATTATATTAAATCAGGATGGTTATGATTATACACAAACTCCAACTGTTTCAATTAGTACTGCACCTGCAGGTGGACTAAATGCTACTGCTGTTGCAATAACCACAAATGTAAGTAATGTATATTCTGTCAAAGAAATTTTATTAACAAATCCAGGTGCTGGTTATACTGAAACTCCAACTGTTACCATAGTGAGTGCAACAACAACTCAAACAAATGGAGTTATAACTACTCATGGTGTTGGAGCAGCAGCAACTGCAGTAATAGTTACTTCTGGTGCTGGTATTGGAACAATAGCAATTACTGATGGTGGTGGTGGATATCCTACAGAACCTATAGTATATTTCAATACACCAACTTCTGGTATTGGCACTGCTGTAGGAAGAGCACTTGTTAGCACTGCTAATACTGTTTCTCAGATACTTATTTCTGATGCGGGTATTGGTTATACTACTGCAACAGGAATTGCTACAGTTGCACCACCCCCAATACTTACTGGTTCTGGTTCATATCAATTTAATGAAATTGTTACTGGATCTATTTCTGGTGCGAAGGGTAGAGTTAAGAGTTGGGATAAAGATACTAGTATTCTCAAATTAGGATCGACTAATGGTACTTTTGTAGCTGGAGATGTTGCAATAGGATCTACTTCTGAATCAAAATACACTGTTGATTTTATTCAGACAGCTGAGTTTGCAGATAAATATGCTCAGAACGATAATATAGAGTCAGAAGCAGATGCAATTCTTGACTTTAGTGAATCAAATCCATTTGGTACATATTAATGCTTGGAACTTATTACTATCACGAAATAATCAGAAAAACTATTATCTCTTTTGGTACGGTTTTTAATGATATAGGTATTAGACATAAAGAAACTTCTGGTGCAGATTATAGTGAACTTAATGTTCCTTTATCTTATGGTCCTGCTCAAAAATTTCTTGCCAGATTAGAACAACAGGCAGATTTAAATAAACCAGTTCAAACTACATTACCAAGAATGTCATTTGAAATGAATTCTGTTAGTTATGATCCTAGCAGAAAGGCGGGTGTAACTCAAACATTCAAAGCATCTGATGGAACTAATTTAAAGAAGGTTTATATGCCTGTTCCTTATAATATTGGGTTTGAATTGAGTATATTTACTAAATTAAATGATGATGCATTACAAATAGTAGAACAAATTTTACCATATTTTCAACCAGCATTCACATTAACTGTCGATTTAGTCCAATCAATTGGAGAAAAAAGAGATATTCCTTTAATTTTGGATAATATATCATTTCAAGATGATTATGAAGGTGATTTTTCTACTAGAAGAGCATTAATATATACATTGAATTTTACTGCAAAAACATATCTATTTGGTCCTATTGCAGAGTCTACAAGTGGTCTTATTAAGAAAGTTCAAACTGATTTATATGCAGATACTAATACTAAGACTGCTAAAAGGGAAATGAGATATACTGCAACTCCAGTTCCTGCTGATGCTGGTCCTGCTGATGATTTTGGTTTTAGTGAAAGTTGGGAACAATTTGCAGATAATAAAACTTATAGCCCAACACAAGGAAAGGATATTTAAATTATGTCTAGTTATGATCCTATTGATGAGGCATTAAATATTAGTAATGCTATTGAGGTTAATAATATACCAGAAAATGGTTGTGTTAAAAGACAAGATCAATTAAAAAATGTAAGTGATGATATTAAAAAAGATTATGATTATACCCGTGCTAATTTATACTCCTTAATTGAAAAAGGACAAGAATCTCTTAATGGTATAATGGAATTAGCAGGTGAAAGTGCAAGTCCAAGAGCATATGAAGTTGCAGGCCAAATTATTAAATCGGTTGCTGATACAACTGATAAATTAATGGAATTACAAAAGAAAGTAAAGGATGTTGATGAGGAAATAAATAAACAACCAAATACTGTTACTAATAATTCATTATTTGTTGGTTCAACATCAGAACTTTCAAAACTACTTAAAAAAGGGTTTCTAAATAATAATACACAGACTGATAATAAAAACAATTAAATAATGGCACTAAAGAAACCCTCAGATTTTTTTCGTGAGGATAATAAATCAGACGATACTATTCATGAATTAGTAAAAAGGCCAGAATTACAGTCTTTTTCTGAGGCTTTTGATGCCTATAAAAATAATTTGTCCAAGTTAGATAATTTAGCAGATACTATAAATTGTGTAGAAGATATTAAATCAGAAATACAAGATTTTATTAAAAAAGAAGATCTTGATAATTCAATGATGGCTTATACTTTCTTACTTGAAGAAAGTATTAATAAATTAAAGGATGATGTAACTTGTATTAATGAAAAAACTCTTACCACTATAAAATCCAATGTTTTTAATTTAGCAGAAAAAATTAATAATTTTGTTAATGTAGAAGCACCAAAATATAAAAAATCTATTTTAGAATATGAAATTAAATCATCAATTGATGCGGAAGAGGTTAAAAACCTAAAGATATCTATTGATGAAGATAAAGTAGTTAATGAAGATCATAAAAATAATATAGAGAATAAAATTTCTGATTTAGAAATTGAAATTACTGATTTAGAAACTGGAATTACTGATTTAGAAATTGAAATTACTAAAAGTACAAAAAATTTAGAAGAAAATTTAGAAGAACAAAATCAAGATTTTTTACAGGTTAAAAAAGATATTAGAAATGATTTTTACTATTTTCATGAAGAATTTAAAACAGTAGTTGATAAATTAAATTTAGATGAATTAGAAGAAAAAAATATTCAACTTTCTAAGAAAGTTAAATATCTTGAAGAAATATTTGAGAAATTTAATGAGAAAGAATTTTTAAATGAAGGTCTTATTAACATAACACCAAAATCTGATAATTCAGATCCACTAACTCCACTTGATAAAAACTATGTTACTCTTGATCAATTACAAGATCATTATAAAATATTTGTAAATCGTATTCAACAACAATTAGCAACACTAGGTGGTGGTGGTGAAACACAATTAAAGTATCTTGATGATATTGTTGGTATTGCTACTAATCCAGCAGCTTATGATGGTGGATATTTAAGATACATTCATAGTCTAAAGAAATTTACATTTGGAACACCTGCTGATGGAAGTACATGGATACAGGGTGTTGATGGCCCATACAGTTTAGGAAGAGTTGGTATTGGAACCGAATATATTCAAAGCGGTTTATATCCAAATAATGCATTAGTTGTTGAAGGAAATACTAGGATTACTGGAATTCTTTCTGTTGGAACTGCTTCTATTACTTTAAATGCTGAAACTGGTTCAATTTCTTCTGGTGAAGTTGAAGTTGTAAGTGCTGGTGGTGGTGCTAAATTTACAGGTATTATAACAGCTGCTGGTGCTGATTTTGATGGAAATGTTACTATTGGTGGAACATTAACATATGATGATGTAAAGAATATAGATTCTATTGGAATTATAACTGCAAGAAAAGATGTAAGAGTTGGTAGAAACTTTAATGTAACTGGATTGTCCACCTTTGTTGGATTATCGACATTTAATGGAGGTTTAATTGTAACTTCTGGTGTTACCACAGTTGGATTTATTAGTGCTACTGATGTATCTGTTTCTGGTGTTCTTACTACTGGACAAATTGCGGATAGTAATAGTCAAGTAGGTGCTGCAGGTTCAGTACTAAGTTCTACTGGAAGTGGATTATCATGGGTAGCACAATCTGGTGGTGATGATGGTATTGCAGGTATTAGTACAACAGGAACATCATTCTTTAATCAATTGTATGTAACTGGTATTACTACCGTAACTGATACTCTTAAAGTAGGAACTGGTATCACAGCTCATGCTGGTGTTATAACAGCAACAACATTCTCTGGTAATGTATATCAGATTGCGGAAACTGAAGTTCTTAGTGCAGATACATTAAGTGTAGGAACTGGAGCAACGGTTCATTCTCCAAGTT